TTTATTATTTATTTTACCTCTATGATATACATCATTAGAAGGTCCTTCTGGGCAAGTATGTCTCAGTCTCCAATTTTCTTTTTTTGGATGAGGAATATCAAAATTCTTTTTCATTGAGAGGATATGTTGTCCTCCTAATGTTCTTGAAATTACTTCTCCTTGTGCAAGAACGTGAGTTCCTACATTAACCATGCCATTAGCGGTCAAATTATCAAAAATGCAGGCATCTCCTACTACTGCTAATGAATATGGTGAAAAATTGAATCCAGAAATAGCACCAAATATTAGGGGAGGAATTACCTCACCATTAACATTTGGACCAACCATTGCGGTTCCCGCAGGTATTGGAAATGTTAATGGTGCTCCAGTAATTGTAGGTCCTTCAATATATGCAGAACCTCTTGCTTCAGCGGGTCCAATACCTAAAGCAATTGGAAATCCTTCTCCAACAAATAAACGCTTTCCTATATAAAGATCGTCAGTTTTGAATGTCATGATACTAAATTAGAGAATTGTTTTCAACTTCTGTTGCCCAAGGGCCTGCTTTAGATGGTTTAATTTTAGATGCTGATGAAGCACCATCTATAATACCACCGTATATATTTAATAAAGTGTCTCCAGTTAATTTTAATGTACCATTAGCAATAACTTTTCCCACTGAAGTTGCCGTAAAATCGAAGTTCTTACACTTAATTTCAACGTTTTCGTTTGCAGTGATGTGTATATTTCCTTGTTCACCAGTTGAACCTGAAGCAAGTATATCAATATTATCTGCCATCATTCGGATTCTTCCGTTTCTAGCATTTAATACAATATCTCCATTTAATGCCTCAACATAAAATGCAGGTGTTGTTCTTTCAATATCATCTCCACATTTTATTTGATATGATCCTGGACAAGAATTAATAGTTCCACCTTTCCTACCTTCAGGTTTACTTCCAGTAGCATCCATAGTCATAAAGTGTCTATCATCATGACCACTTCTTACTAAAAATGATGACATTTGTTGGTCACTGTGAATGTGACCAAATTTTAATTCTCCATCTTTATTTCCGTATCTTATAGTATGATAATTTTTCATATTACATATTTCTTGGTGTTAGTGGGTGTTTTCCTACACAGTCAATAACTTGTATCACATCCGATGAACTAGGTATGATTTTTGAATCCCCCACTCTAGTTATACAGAATACAGGGATTAAGTTTGCATTATAACCTGTTTCTGTCTTTACTGTCAATGTAGGTCTTTCAGTAAAGCCAGTTCCACTACTTAGAATATTTACACCAAGTATTGATCCATTATCTGCAAATATTGGTTCTAAAACAGCACCAAAATCTGAAGATAATTCTATAGTATCATCTTTAGAATAATTTATTCCACCATTTTCAATAAAAACATCACATAGATATAAAATTACACCATATGTAGAATCTGATAGTGCTGGATAATCTATTCTTCCAGGAGGGACAAATATTTCACCTTCCTCAAAAGGAGGTTCTGGAAAATCTGGAGGTTCAATAGGTTCTCCAGTACCAGGATCATCAGTATCTCCAGGATCAACAATTATTACTTCGTCATCAGGATCTCCAGGATCACCGGGGTCACCAGGATCTCCAGGGTCACCAGGATCACCAGGATCACCGGGGTCACCAGGATCTCCAGGACCTCCAGGAGGACCTCCAGGATCACCAGGAGGATCTCCTGGTTCAAATATACTATCACAAACAGTTAAATTATCAGGAAGTTGACTACCTGGTGGATAAGGAATATCCCATCTACCATCAATTCTTCGGACAACAGTATCCTCTGCGTTTGCCCAAGTTCTTCCAGATCCACCTAAAGAACCATCTGGAGCACTAGTGTAACCAATTCCTGATTGTATAACAATAACTTGAGTAACACCTATTGTTCTTGTATCTTTAACTTCTTTATTACAGGTATCATTAAAAGTACTTATAATTAAATTTGGAGGACATACAACATCAACTCCAGCACCATCATCAATTATTCCTCCAGTATCTTCTCCTCCACCATCAATATCAATTCCACCAATATTACCATCACTATCTGGTTGTGTAGGTACAATATCTTCTGTAATAATAAAATCTTCAAATCTTGGATCACTTACACTATCAACCCTAATTATTCCTCCCATATCACTGAGTGTTTTTATAGATCCAGAAAAAACAGCCTCCTCGCTTTGTACGAAGGCAGTTTCATTTTCCTCCGCATCTGCAGCAATTTGACTTTCGGTTTTAAACTCTAGATCTGGTATTGTTAATCTATCTCCAACCTGATAACCAGTTCCTGGGTTAGTAATTTCTAAAATTGAATATGTGGTATTTCTTGGGTTTCCTGCTAATCCAGGGAAAGCACTAAATCTCATTTTAAGAACCATTCCTTCACCTGAACTACCTTCCATTGATATGGGTTCAACGTCAAGAACAACCGTATCATCAAGAGATCCCCATGCTTCTACAACTCCACCCCAAACATTGTATCCAAGTTCACCTAACTTACTTGGATAATATCCAGTTGCTTTTATTTGATCATAATTTGAGTATAAACTGAAAGTTTTCATACCTCCACCAGGAAATACTAATCTGGATTCAGTTTCAACGGAGTCCCTATCATTTAAAGATGTTATAGAACTCATAGAAGCAATTCTAAATATACCTCCCATGTCTGCTGTAGGTCTTCCATTTATATCTGGGAAACTTAAAATATCACCAACTTGATAACCATAACCATGATTTCTTATTGATATTATTTTATATCTTGTATTATTTGGTCTTCCTCCTAATCCAATAGTAGCTTCTAATCTTACATGAACTTGCAATCCTACCCCTTGTCCACCTTGAAGAGCAACTACACTTTCTATAAAATCATTTTCTCCTGACCAAAGTTCAGCTTGACCACCATAATTATGATAAGCATATTCACCATTAGTTTTAGGATAAAATCCAGCTTGTCTTTCTGTTACTATTTCATAATTTTCAAATAATTCATATGCCTTAATAATATTTACATTTGTAATTGCCGCACAGGGATTAGCAATTTGATTTCCATCATCAGTTCTAGGATAATCATAGTCTTCAACAATATCAGATATTGGAAATGGTCCTAGATTACCATTAATTGTCAATGGAACTGTAATTACTTCTGTTTCAATTACATTAGTTTCTCTAATAAAATCACTTTGTGTTATTTGCGTAATTGTAAATGATGCATTAGTGTCTTGTCCATCATTATCTCTTAATTTAATTCTTGTATTATTCTCTTCTAAAATTAAATCTTCTATAAGATCAGTAATTATAAACTCATAAGACCCTGCAACATAGGTACTTTCTTGAAAAGTTTTTTGTTTTTCGCCATCATAAGCAAACCTAATTCCAGAACATTCTTCTCTAGCTGTTCCAAATGATATTCCATGATCATTAGGATTATCATTAACTTCCAAATCTATTCTAATTAAACCACTTCCTTCTCCAACAACTTCTAAAGATACTCTTCTTGGTCCAAGTAGTTTCCAAGTTGCTTTTATAGTTGATTCAACCTTTTCCTTAATTGGTTTATCTATAGAAATAATTTGTGTTGTTCCACCACTAAAAGTAATAGATGGATTTTCTGAAGCATCAACATCATTACTGATAGAAACTGGTGCTTGATTTATAAATCCACCAGTTTGATTTGATCCCATTATAGGAAGCAATACTGCTCCCTGACCTTTTCCACAAGAATCTACAATTTTTGCAATAGGAGCAGATGTATATCCTTGCCCAAAAGAAACCATATCAATTCCTAAGATTTCTCCACTAGCACCTATAATGGCATTTGCTGCAGCTCCAGATCCTCCCCCACCAAAAAATTCTACTGTTGGAGGGCCACATAAAATAGGTCCAACATTATCTTCTGCTATAGCCTGAGAAATTGCACCTCCAAAATCAATATCAAAACTAAAAGAATCTGGATCTACTAATGATTCAACTTGAGATCCAATATCTTTTGCCATATCCAATACTGAATTAATATCGGCAGATAAATTTTCACTTTTTGTACCAAATCCTCCACCCATACTCCATTTAGTTACTTCTGGGCATTCTGAATCGTTTTGGCATGATAAGAATGCCAATATATCCCCAAGAAATGATAATGCAGAGGATGATATTTTATCAATTAAACCACCACCACCAAATATTGCTGATAATGGTTCCATAATTTTGTTAACACTACCTAAAATATATCCAAATACATTTCCAATTAATGTACCAGCAAGTTTTTGTACAGCATTTAAAGGAGCATTTATAAAACGATCAACAACTGACAATAACATGTCAATTACCATGCTGATAAGTGCGTTAACAATTTTATCAAATAAACAATTTATTAAATCTAAAACAGATTCTACTGCTTTTTGACTTTTTTGCCTTTCATTTGCTGGAATAAGAGACTGTAATGCTTTGACTGCATCATTTACTTTTGCGGTTATAAATTGACGCACGTCTTGAATCATATCCTTTAATACTTTAGATATGTCTCTAGATGCGTTCTCTATCCTTTTTTTTATTTCATTTTCTGTCCAATCTTGAACTCCAGAATACCAATCAGTAGTTCTTTTTTTAATTTGTTCAATATCGATAATCATATCGATAATTGCCAATTGCATACCACCAATTGCGCCACTACCTTGAGCACATTTGTGAGATGAATTCAGTGGAGATTCTTTCTGTATTCTTTCTTTAATATTCTTATCAGAAACACTCTCCCAGTTAGTTCCTAAAAATCCTGATGCTTCATTTGGACTTCCATAGACAGATCCTTGTCCATTCTGACCGTCTCCAGGAATTGAATACCAGGGAACTGTTTCACCAACTAATCCAGAAAATGGTACATATCCTTCTCTTGGTATATCAAATAATAATGGAGTTTGATCACTATTTGAATATGTACCTAGTATTATTGGTTGAGAATCTTCACTGTATATACCAATGACAAAAGATCCTTTTCTTAAATTTGAACTTTGAAAACTTGAACCATGACCACTTCCTCCAGTAACTGGATATATTACATTTACTAGGGGAAGATCGTTGTCTGATAATTCTTCTTTTGATTTAGGGTGTTCATTAAAAATTCTAACCTTATATCTTTTTTGCCATCCTGGAACATCATTAGTACTTCCCCATTTTTCAGAGTTTTCATTACCCTTCCAAACTTGATCATCTACAATTTGCCCCTTCCAAAAATTACTAGACATAGAATTAATCGTCGTAAATTAAACACTCAGGTTCTGATGGATTTTGATCACAATAAAGTTCTAAAGCAGTTGGATCATGATGATCTCCTTTTTCAATCTCTGATTTATGATGCTCTACATAGTCTTCCAATTCATGCAGTTCGCCTTCAATGTGACGACGCATTTGTGGATTAGTTGTGGGATCTTGAAGGATTTGCTTATCCTTTTCAATATGCTTTTCGATACTTTCCATTTGAATCCTCTTATGTAATAGGTATTGGTTTTTTACCAAATGTATCTCTGACTAAATTCAACCTAGTATAACAGTTTCCACTCGTACCTGTAACGGCAGGATTGGAATCAATATAATGGCATAAATCTACTATCATATATATGCCACTATTACGCTCGCTTTCCTGAGTGAGTGTTGATGTTGATTGTTCTGCTAGTGATATATGTACTAGGTCTCCACATCTTATTCCAAAATCACCTGGTATTGTTATAGATAATGAAACTGTGAATAGATTATTATATCTTGCCCTAGATTGTCTTAAAATATTATCAACACTAAAGTTATCTTCTGTAGATTTTTGTAATTGCTCTTCAAAAGTAATTCCTGGATTTGAAATTCCAACATCTCTCACTTTAAAATCACTTTTAGTTGCACCAATATTTTCAAATTCACTATCTGAATCTGAAAATATTTTTATTTGATCAGTTCCTGCAGTAAAATTACTATCTTCTGTTTGTGTTTTAGCATCAAATGCATCTTCTCCTTCACCTTTATACTCAGAACTATATTCATCAAATGTTATTAATTCTGTATCAAACATAGATCCATCTAAAAGTTTAGATTCAAGATCTATAAAACTATTGAACTGATAAGATAATATTTTTGCATCAAAACCTTTAGGTAAACCAGTAGTATTATTATAAATGAATCTTCTGTTGACTTCTTGTGTAAAAATTTTATCTATAGATCTAAAAAAATATCCTATACTAGTTTCATAAAAAAGATACCCTGCACGAATACCATCAGCATTCAGTATTCCCTCTGGAACAGATCTAGCAGCTAATTCATGAACTCTTGCTAAAGGTTTTTTTCTCTCACCATATACAACAAGGTTATTAAAAGTTGGATCAACAAAAATATCTTTTGGAGTTTTTAAGTAATCAGTTCTTAATATTGAAAAAATAGTATCACTAACCTTTCCCTCATATTTTTTTACAACTCTTTTTGATACTTGATTATTTTTTATAGATTCTTCAGACCAAAGATTGAGAGTATAAAAAGATGATAATGCATTTGAAGTACTATTACTATTAGTTTTTATTCTTAAATGATATTCATCTATTAAATTTATTTCTTGACCATATCCATCTTCAATAGAAATAAAACATTTTTCTCCTACTGTAAATGATTGTGGATATTCTATTTTAGCAGCAGAATCTTTATTACCTGCTTCAACACCACCATCAACAACATTTACATTAACTCTAACAGTATTATCCATAACACTTTCATAATAATAAAATTCAGCAATACCACCTCTAATATCAATTTCATCTCCAGTATAGTTTGAAACTACTGAAAATTTACTTATATTACCATTTAGTGCCGCTGCATTTTCTAATGCCATTTATTTCATGAAAGATTCTAATTTTTTTGGATTTAATGTTGAATTATTGTTTGAAGTTCTAATAATACTCATTCCATTATTATTTATTGGTGTATGTACAATCTCCTTTTCACGTTTAATTAAAATAATTATACCATTCTCATATGAAGTCTTTTCTTGTAATGATTTGAATGATCTTGGTTGAGGTGTTTTGATTGGAGTTCCACCACCTTTTAATTTTTCAAAAGCATCATACATTTGTTGAGGTTTAATATGAGCAGCATTATCACCCACACCAGCATAAAAACTCACACCACTATCATCCTTAGGAATTGCAGCCCAAACTCTTGAGAGTCTAAGCATTGCTTCTTTAGGATTATTTTTTGCCATTTCCTTCGTCACATTTGCCTGACCCTCACCAATCAAATAAATCGCAATTTTTTCCTGGTTTTCTTCATTATATAACGCTGTGTTTGGATCTAAACCAACTGCTCTTGCTCTTTCATTCAAAAATCTTGGCATGTTTTGCCAAGCACCTACTGCTCCAGTTGCTTTAGAAGCAACTTCTGCGATAGTCATTTTAGTTGCACCTGGAAGTGTAGTACTAGGATACATTGATTCATATCCACCACTACCAGCTTCATACTTATAGATCAGATTTAAAACTGGCGACCAATCACTGTTTACAATTTGTGGAATACTTTTAGAAGTATCTGCACCACTAGCACTGTCTCTCTCTGTTGGTATTGACTGAGGACCATAGGTAGATCCAGATGGTTCATCTTTTTTATCATCAACCTTTAACAATGTACTGTTGTAAATTGATTTTAATTCCAGTTGAACTTCTAATTCATTTAATATTTTTTCAGAGAAAGAAACTAAAAATCTCTCAGTAGCATTGTAAATTAACTGTGGAAGATTTTGAAAAATATCATATAATGATTTTTCTTTTTTAAGTCCAGTCTTAAATATATGTCCAACTAATGATGCAATACCAACACTAATCATACCTATATCATAATTAGTACTTGTATTTCCTAACAATGATTTACCAAATAAATTAAATAGCGGTCCATAAAATGGTACTTGTTTTCCAATTAAAGTACTATTTTTTATAAAATTATACGGACTTTGGAATTCTGTAGGATCTATTGATGTAGGGAATATTTTTTTAACAGTTTCTATTTCATTAAGTTTTCCATATGTAGTTGGTAATCTTTTAATTTTTAATTTCTCTACTTCTTTTATATCTTTCTTGGATTTTCTAGAAATTTGACTATCACTTTTCTCTATAGTACCACCTTTATTAAATTGATTTAATTCAAGTTCACCTGCTTTCTTTTCTTCACCTGAACCACTTCCAATAGTTTTATTGTAAATCCATCCTCCTATTTTATCTCCAAGCATACCCCCTAAAGTCGCACCAATAAATGTACCTGGACCGGGAGCAATACTACCAGCAGCACCACCAATTGCACCAAGTATACCCGCAAATGCTGCTTTAAATGCTGCTTCACCTGGTGAATCTCCAAATATAAAAGTATTAATACCAAAATCAATTAGAGCACCAATAAATGGTATTGATCTAATTGGAGTTTGCAATGGTTTTAATAAAGGTCTTAATAGTGATTTAGCAGAAGTTAAACCTGCTTTCCCACTACTCACTATTCTACCTAGTAGAGGTTTTGCTAACTCAACAAGTTGGTTTGCTTTAAATTTACCTTTTTGTATAGCACTTTTTACAGCATCAAAAGTAATATCTGCACGTTTTTTTAGTTCTGATGCTATTACTGGCGCTCGTCTTAAAGCAGCATCAGATATTCTTTTTGTTTGATCTCCTATAGTAGTAAGAAGTTTTTTTATTCTATTCTCTAAAAACTTTATTCTATCTTTTAAAATTTGTATTGTTGTACCACTACCTGTTGTAACAGGTGCTCTCTTTCTTACTGGATTAATTTTTTCTAGTCTTTCCCTGAATCTATATCCTCTTGTTCCTGTAGGTTTTGGTTTTTGTCTAAATGGATTCCTAAAGAATCTATCCTTGCGAGTTCCAGTAATTGAAGGCTTTCTTCTAAATGGATTTCTAAAAAGTCTATCTTTACGAGTTCCAGTAACTCCTCTGGGTCTAATATTTCTACCTGTTCTAGGTCTATTATTTCTACCTGTTCTAGGTCTATTATTTCTACCTTTAGGGTTTCTAGGTCTATTATTTCTACCCATACCGCCTTTAGCAGTCATAGAAATCATTGCTGCAATCAATGTAAGATTTGCAACCGTTTCTAAATTATCAATTACAGGATTAAATATTTTTTCAAAGCTGGTTCCATCAATATTCTTAGATTTCCATTTACCAAATTTATCAATTAAATCATATCCAGTATCAATAAAAGTAATTAATGCTTCACCAATCAATTTAAATGTATTGGTTAAAAATTTTGTAATGGGTTTTAAAACATTAATAATTTCTAATATTCTCGGTAAATATTTTTTAGTGTTTTCAAATAACCACCCCAAAAAAGTATATCCTAGGAAGTCTTGTATTCTTTGAAGGAAGGATGGTTTTTTCTGACCACCTTCTTCTTTAGATTTTTTCTCTCCGGTTAGTGCTTTACCTTCAAGTCTATCTTCTTCGTCTTTACGTTTTTTCCTATTAGATTGTATTCTCTTTTTATTCTGATTTTTAATTAGAGACTTATTGATTTTTTCTAGATTTTTATTAATTAATATAGATTTTTTTAAAATATTAATTAATGGATCTTTATCAGAAGTTTTTTTAGTTTTTGGAGTTACTGTAAGAGAAGATATTGATCCTAGAGGAACTTTTTTAGTTTTTGGAACTATTGTTGTAGATTTTGGAGAAGATCCTGGAAGAAATTTTGGGGTATTTAGTCTCATTAGTTTACTCCATCATTCCGTAAATAGTTGCTATTGCCATTCTATTATTAATAGATGATGAAGATACTGCTTCAAAACTTGGAACCGTTTCTTGTGGTTTCTTTGCTATATTAGGTGCTCCAGAAGAAATAACTTCCGATGGTAGGTTAATAATCTGAATACCTCCGTTAGATGTAGATGGAGATTCTGGAATGTATCTATTCATATCTAAAGGTTTAATGCCACTTTTTCTAGCATTTGAATCTGAATCTAACCTAGATTGAAGTTGATTCATAATATCCATTCCACCTTTATCTACAAAATCTTTTGTAAACACTTTTAGATATTCTCCTGGTTGAACCCTTAATGATACTAATTGTCTATCATCAGTTGCTCCAGGAATATTCATACCCGTTCCTTCTTTTACTTTTCCTCCACCTTTAAATCCAAAAATATTTTTTATGAGAGACTGCAACATTTGACCATCTTCACTATCTCTAAAAGACTCATAGTTTTTATATGCTGTTTTGAATGGTTCAAATATATCTTTCTTTTGTGATGAAGAAGATGATTGTAATGAAGGAGATGATACCATTTGTTTTTTTGAACCAAAATTTTTAGATAGATCTAAAAATTTCTTTGCATTGGCAAGTCTTCTGTTAGTGTGAGGAATACCAGGAGCTTCATATGCCTTCATAAAGTTTAAAGTTGCGCTTCTCAAATTTGGAGATCCCAACCAAGTATCTTTAGTTGCTCTTCCATAAGGAAGATTTGGTCTTCCATCTGGAAGAGGGTGTCCCGTTTCCATTTCCCATTTCATAAAATTCAATTGGTCTTTTAAACTATTAATTACTCCCTTTCCATACATTTCTTCTGCTTTTGGCCATCTACCCATATAATTATTTCCAGAATGATCAATTTCCCATTGAGCAATACCACGACCAGGACCACCACCTATTTGATAGGTATTTGGTTTTAATCCAGGTGCTTCAGTTTCAAAATTACCAAGAGCACCAGCAATATGATGTGGTTTTGCTGATGGGAAGTTTGAACCAATTGTCTTATATGCAGTCTCATAATTTGGATTAGATCCTATCATTCCACCAGAAGCAAATTTCTGTAACTTACCTTTTTTAGGTCCAGGTACATATTCTCTTGGATCTATTCCAGTATCGGCAGCAAGTTTTTTCTGCTGCTCTTTATTCATAACGATTTCTCCTGGTTGTACAACAACACCACTCTTACCGTCTGCCATTGGTAAGAATTGAGTATCTTTACCAAATCCAGACACGCTTGTTCCAGTATTTTTATCTACTATTCCACTAAAGATTCCACCCTTATTAAACTCTCCAGTAAATATACCACTAAAGTCTGGTAAGAACTGATTTATACTATCAAAAATTCCTCCACCAAAATCTAATGTTCTATCACCAATATTTTTTTCATCTTCTGGTTTATCATCAGCAGTTACCTGATCAGTCAATGTTGGAATCATAAAATTAGCAATAGGATTCAATATTGGATTTGACAAGAACTTATCTTGAATTACTTTAGTTTCCTCTTCTGCAGTTAATTCTCTACCTAATTTTTTCTTTTCCTCTTCTATTGCCTTTTCACCAGCACCTTTTGAATCCAAAAATAATTTTCCTGCAGATAACGCAGTCAAAACTACTGCAGTTGCAATTGGATGTCTCTTTGCAAACAGTAATAATTTTGGTATCAGAGTAAGTAATCTCTTAGTCATTCCACCTGCAATTTTTATTACAGAACCAATAAAAGCTCCAAAAGGAGTTAAAAATAAAAACGCTGCTGTAGTAAGTGCAGGAGCAAAGTCCTTCAAAAATCTGAAAAGATTATTAACTTTTTTCTCGTTTTCTGGATTACCTGCCCAGTCACTAAACATTGTAAATAATCTACCTAAGAAAGTAAACACCAAAAACTGTAGTATTCTATCAAAAATAGACTTAAACGGTTTGAGTATTTCTTTAGTTGCTTTTATAAATCCATCAAAAACTTTAGATTCAAGACGTGTTTCTTGTGCTTTTCTCCTTGATCTTACTTGTTGTCTTCTATCTTTTTCATTAGAGGAAGTTAATATTTTATTAAGAGTCAATACATTCTTATGAATTTTATCAATTGTTGATGATATTTTTTGCAATAATGATATTGATTTATTTTTTGTTTTTTCTTCTTTATTTGTATAGGAAGGTGCTTTACTTTTTGATTCTGTTTTTATAGGTTTTTCTTTACTTCCCGTTAAAAATGCTATTGCTTTCTTTTTATTAACTTTTGGTTCTGGTCCTGTATTAACACTCTCCTTTTTAGGATTTATAGTAAATCTTCCTTTTTTATTTCTTATCCTTTTATATTCTTTAAGTAATAATTCCGCTTCCTCAGAAGAAAATTTTGATTTAAGTAATCTAGCAGCAGCAAGAGCCTCTTTTAAGTTACGAGAATATTCTTCATAAGACATCTCAAACTCACTCTCAAGATTGAGTAGTTTAAGAATTCTTATGCTTATAGTCTCTTTCTTAGGCATTGTGTTGCTGTTTTAGTTTTTCTTCTTCAAGGTGGTTCTGCAACATAGCAACGTAAATATCTCTCTCCCAAGGAATCATATTTTCAATCTCTGTCAATGAGTATTTATGGTATTGCATCAACGAAAAATTAAGTTCAAAATAATTACTCAAATTCATATGAGACATCCCTACGCGAAAAAACTTGATAGTCCCTCCAGAGTGACACTACTTGTAACTTTAGTATTTGGATTTTTTACTTTAATAGTATGTGAAAGTTTTGGCATAGTTTCAAAGAAAGTTTCAATCTCTTTAAATTGACCAGAATTCATTTGCTCAAGGAATTCAATAATCTCACTTTTAGTTACATCAGAGGAATCCCATGCTTCTTCTTCATTATAAATTTTATCAACACAACTAGAAATTAAATCAAATGATTGTTCCATTTGATTTCCATCATTAAAATCAAAATTGCTCTTAATAAATTGTTCAAGAGATGGATATTTCATTTCCATCATTAAAGAATCATCAACTTTAATTTTATTTGTATGTGATTTATCCTTCTGTACTTTAATACGATCTACATTAATCTTAATAGGCACAGTTGTAGTTTCATCATCTGGGCAAGTAACATTAACTTCAATTTCTTCACCTACAGATTTTGCTCTAATATTTAAAAATAAAAATTCAATATCAAATGTAGGAAGAGTCTCAACTTCTAATCCTCTACTTTGAATGCAATTTTTAATTACTGTCTTAATTGCTGTTGTAATTTGTTTAGTGTCTTCACTTTCTAAAGCAATTACTAGTAGTTTTTCTTCTCTTACTAAAAATGGTCTATATTTAATATTTTTTCCAGTTGATGGTAACTCCAACTCATATGTTGGAGTACTAATTTTTGGTAAAGGCATAATCTCCGATACAATTCAGTTATTTTTATTTATTAAGCTAATCCTTGGTTAGGATCAAATCCATCTCCAATTAAAGTATCATCACCTCCATCTCTAACTGGATTAACAATATATCTGAGGTATGTAAATGAAACCGTACATTTTAATAATTGTGATTGATCATAACTTACAGGCATACTAACTATTGAAAGTGGATATGCGCCAATAAATTTGTAAGTTAATCTAGTATTGTTATTAAGATAATCTTTTTCAAATTTTGTTATGTATAAATTATCACTTCTATAATTTTTTGGATATTTTACTTTATATGAATAATTTTGACCGTTTGGTAAACTGTTACTAGTTTCTCCTACTATATAAGAAATCCAATGTTCAAAAAATCTAATAATATAATAATCTCTATCTACAATAAAAGTAAAATCTGATCTATCGTCATATATTCTTCTATATGCCATTTTCTCACTTACTCCATGATATGCATTATCAATATCATATGTTGCTAAAGTAGATCCAGGTAATGTTGCCTCCGAACAAGATACTGCTAACAAATCTCGATTTTCAGAAGAATTAAATTCTGCACCTAGAGTGCTTACTGCAGATTCTTTGAAGTCTACTGCAATAGATGATTCAACACCTAGAGATGGAGCGGCAAATTGACAAATATAGTTAGATGTTGTTGACGGATTTAGTATACTCTTTTTTAATTGATCTATACTTCTAGGTCTTGGTAGTGGCCTTGCCATTTATATAAATACAAAAAAACCTTATATAGTATGTATGCGAGAAGGAAAATATCATCAAGGAAGATTTCATCCACGAAATCCTAATAAGTATAAGGGTGATCCAAATAATATTGTATATAGATCCTCATGGGAAATTCATTTCATGAGGTACTGTGATAGAAATGATAATATTATTGAATGGGGATCTGAAGAATTTTTTATCCCGTATTTTGACCCAACAACAAGAAAAATTAGAAGATATTTTCCTGATTTTATTATGAAGGTAAGAGATAATCAGGGAAAATTGAAAAGTTATGTTGTTGAAGTTAAACCTCAAAGACAAACGTTACCTCCAAAAGAAACTAAAAATAAAAGAAAAAAAACTTTTATTTCTGAAGTTTTAACTTATGAAAAAAATGTTGCTAAGTGGAGAGCAGCAAAAGAATTTTGTGAAGATAGAAAACTTCAATTTAAAATAATTACAGAATATGATCTAGGTATCAAATAAATAAAACTATAAAGGGCAATTATTAAATGTCTAGTTTACAGGGGTGGAATAATACCTCCCAGAGTCCAGAATTATTTTCTAACACTATAACATCACCATCTTTAGAAGGTGATACTACACCACCACTTGATTTTAAAATAGAGGTAAATAATTCTACAGGAGTCATAAAATTATTTCGTAAATCTGATAATCAAGAATTTTATAACTTTAATCCTGAAACTGGTAGTTGGAACCTTCCATCTCCATCAGCAAGAACTATTTACAATGAAGTTATTGTACAAATTGGAGAAGGTAATCTTTCACCACTTATTAACAATTCAAGAAAATACGCTTCAGATGTAATATCAAAAACATCAGATCCTATTACAATAGATAGATTAAAAGCAACAACAGGATATAAATCATCCTTATCAAATATTAATACTGCTGCTTCTCAATCTAATGCTGATTTAACAATTACTGTTACTGGTACTCCAGATACACCAACTGCTACTTCAGATACACCAGTTGATCTGAGCCCTATTGATTTAGATAATAAAACTGAGCAAAGGCAGTATGGATATTATGCATATCCTATTGATATGCTACTATCAGATGGTGATTTTTCTAGTGCTCAAGATGTAGTTGAATTTATTCAATATGAGTATGGTAAAAGAAGTCTTGATACATCTACAGAAACATTTGGATTTGGTGACAGAGGATTTAAAAAAGTAGACGGTAGTGTTACTCTAGCAATACCTGCAGGAATTCAAGATAACAATCAAGTAAAGTGGACAGATGATGAATTAAATGCTCTTCAAGCAGAAGCAGCAAGAACTAGTTTGGAAGCTATGAAAGATCCTAGTGCGGCAATTCAAGGTGCAATAGACAGATTGGGTAATGCAGGATTGAATGCAGATGTTCAAAATGCGATTAGAACCGCATTAGCAGCAAAAGCGGTTGGAGTTAATAATTTACTTTCTAGAACATCTGGAGCAATTCTTAATCCAAATACAGAGTTACTATTTTCTGGTCCTGGATTGAGAGACTTTACTTATACTGTTGAAATGGCACCAAAAAATGGTGATGAAGCAAGAAATATTAGAGATATTATTAGATTCTTTAAGGAAGGTATGGCACCTAGAAGAGAATCACTTGGATTGTTTTTAAAAGCACCAAATGTATTTACAATTAAATACTTGTATCAAAGAGATGGATCCGCAGGTTTTAAGCAAATAAATCCATATATTAATATGGTAAAACATAAATGTGCATTAAGAAATTGTTCGGTTGATTACACTCCACAAGGCACATATATGAGTCATAGTGAAGATGGTTCAATGGTTGCTTATAGAATGACTCTATCATTCACTGAATTGGAACCAGTTTATTATAAAGATTATGCTGAAATAGGTACTAACAGTATAGGTTACTAAAATGGAAAGTTTAAAAAAATCACTTAAGTACTTCGCACAAATTCCAGATTTTAGATATATAAGTCAACTTGACGAAGACAAAGATCTTGTAAATTCTTATATATCAGTAAAGAATTTATTCAGAAGAGTAAAGATAAGAGAAGATATATTTTCTAGTCTAGTATTTTTTACAAATTATGATATTGTAGGTGATGAAAGACCTGATCAGGTTGCTAAGAAAATTTATAATGATGAATCTCTTGATTGGGTTGTTTTAATATCAAATAATATTTTAAATGTAAGAGATGAGTGGCCTACTCCTCAGAGAGTGTTTGATGAATATTTACTGGAAAAATATAAAACATATGATAATCTTTATTCAGTAAAGTGTTATAAGACTGTTGAGGTCAGAGATAGTATTGGTAATTTAGTTCTTCCAAAAGGATTGGATGTAGATAGTGATTATTCAATTAAATACCTAGATGCTGGAACAAATAATGAAGTAGTAAGAACTAATATAACTTATTCAATCACAAATTACGAAGATGAAGAAGAAAAAGAAAATAATAAAAGAAATATTTTTCTCTTAAAACCTGAATATCTTGCTATTTTGTTGAATGACATTAAGTCTATTATGGCATATAAAAAAGGTTCTAGTCAGTTTGTGACTAAAACCTTATTAAAAGCGGATAATCCTAACTTCTTTACTTATTAATCAACTTGAGAAGCAAGATTTTGGAAGTAAGATAGTGCAGTTTCTTCATCATCATCACTCGAAGAATTAGATGGTGTAATATCATCAGAATTAAAATTTGGTTCTGATGATGAAGAAACTTTCTTACTTTGATGGTAAGACTTTTCTAATTCCTCCATTACATCCTCTTCTTTAGACTTAAAGTTTGGTGTGAATGATCCACGACCTTCACTTTCATCTTCAAGTTCTTCATCATAACGACGTGCTTTTGGTTTATTAAGACCAAGCACAGTGTTCATACGTGCTTCTAGTTGCTCGTAAGTTTTGAAGTTAGTTGGTGCAACCATTTCTTCTAGAGAATGTTCTTTCTTCCAAATTGCTTCCATAGCATCATCATCACCTAGAAGTGGTTTTACACTATCGAATTCAGACTTATCGTAGTTCCAGTAACCTTCGACCTTACGGATCTTTAGACGGAAGTTTGCACCCGCCCAGAAGTCAAAGGGATTAATTGGTTCTTCATCTTCAAATTCAGGTTGCATAGCATTCAAAACCTTATCAAAGATTTTTTTACCATATTTGAAGAGGAATACTTGACCCTCATTTTCTGGATGTGCAGGATCCTTTACAACGTAGATGTTAGAGTAATATGATAGTTTACGCTTCTGTTTACGTACAGTTTCTTTGTCTTTGTCATTACCGCTGTTCCACAGAGTGCGGTTGTACTCAGAGACTGGATCTTTCTGACCGAGTGTAGTTAGAGAGTTTTCAATATACCAACCACCAGTGCCTTGGAATCCATGAGAATACATTTTTACCCATGGAAGTTCTTCACCATCTGGTGCGGGGAGAAAACGAATAATTGCTGAACCAACTCCATCCTTACCCATTTCTGGTTTCCAGAAACGATCATCGGAATTTGAGTTGCCATTATTCATCTTTTCGACTTCTTTGACTAGTTTTTGAGTCAAGGAGCCGAGACTAGATTGTTTTTTTAGATTAGAAAAATTTGACATTTGGATTAAATAAGATTTGGCCTGTGGACTTCTTTACCATAGTCGAAACATGGAGGGATGTCAAGCCCTTGTCATTATTGGTTTTCGTTTTTATCAGTTTCAATTAATTGCTTTCTCATCATGTCAAGCATTATAGTCATATTATTAAATATAACATTAATATCTTTATCTTCTGGCATTCCCATCATAACAGCAGAGTCTTTGATATAACGCTTTAATCTTTTTGCTTCTGGATCATCGGATAAACTTACTCTAGTATATAAAACTTTTTGTTTATCTAAGAGAGACTTCAATAAATTAATATGTTTTAATTTTTCTTCTGTATCCATCTCAGGAAATTTAAATACATTCTCATATATTTCTTCTTGAATTTTTGTTATCTCTTCTAATTCTTCTTGTACTAGTTTGGAATCAAAAAAATTCATAATATTTTCTCCTTCAATGCCTTTCTATATTTAACACTATTAATCTGAAGGAAAACAGAATATTTTTTCATTTTCATAGAAATCATTTCCCAAATAGGATCTATTAATTTATTATCAAAATCTTTTTTATAATTAATGATTGTATCAAATATAATCATAGTTTCTATACAAATATCACCTTTTAAATAATCTTTTACAATTTGTGGGTGACGATTCTTAACTACACTAAAATATTGATCAAAATTTTCTTTATTTAAATTACTAATTTCTTGTAAAAAAACATCTAACAAGTTATCTCTTTTTTCTTTCCATCTTATATAAACAGACTCTCCATTTTTTATGATATCACCAATCCACAAAGATGAAGGATCATCAGCAGAACAATAATTTGATACAAAGAAATTTATAATTTCTTTTTCTTCTTTATTCCTAGATAATTTTTCAAACCAAAACCTTTCTTTTTTGGCATAAAAAGTTTTATCAGATACTTTTGTTTTACCTTTATACTTAAAAAAATCATAACTTTCTTTTGAAAAATGATTTTTTACAGACAGATAAGTCTTATAACATTCTATAGGATTCACAATTAAAATACTAATTTTGCCTTTGAAGTTTTCTTTAAAAAGTTTAAATTCATTGCTTCATACTTTAATTTTTCTTTTAATGGTTTAGATATCAACTTTGGAACTGTTTCCAGTTCAATATTATTAACTTCGCAAAATGAAAGTATTGCATCAAGATAACTTACTTCTGGATCATTTGTTACCATGGTCTCTATTTCTTGAGAAAATTTAGAGGAACAGAAAAATTTCTTATTTAAAAGTTCTTCTAATTTCTTTTCTTGCTTCTTACTTGAAGTCATTAATTCTAATAGCATTAGTATTTAAATAATTGTTAATAATATAGGTTATAAACATCATTTTGTCAACTTATCGTTTAAAAATTTCTTTATATATTGAACAAGCATCCTAATATACTTTTCTTTATTTCTTTCTTCGTATACTACTACTTCTCCATTCTCACATGACATAATAATCACAAACTTTTTAACTGTTAGACCAGTCATCTCATGTAACATGCAGGCATAGGCGCAGCATTGTACAAAATATCCATCAATCCAATCTCTTGGTTTTGGTCTTTCAGAAGTTTTAAAATCGATTATAGACAGTTCGCCATCATGTTCAGCGATACAATCAACTGTTCCAGCAATTCCCAAATACTCGCTGTACAGTGCCCCCTCTAAGGCGTAAATGTTATTTATACGATTTAGTTCTGCCTTTGCTGAATGAAATAAAAATTCAGATAATGGTTGAACTTTAGGAAGACTCTCATTTTTAAGATGATGCTCTACAAGAGTATGCATATCAGTTCCACGACTGGTAGCACGTTTGGTTTTCTTATCTGCTTTTTCTTCACCAACTCTTTTTCTCCAAGCAGCGAAGAATTCTTTTTTATAATTACTAATTACCGAAGTAATAGAAACTAATTTTAAAGGTTTATCTTTTCCAGGAATATTATAATATCTTACACCATCGATATTTTCTCTACTCAATGGTTTTAGGTCTAATTCTTTATGTTCAAAAATTGATTTCATAATTATTTTTTCTCTCAATTGGTGTGGATAATGAATTAATCTCATTTATGAAGAATATCTGAGTTAGTCTTGGTTCAGTATCACTAGCATAAAAGTTAGATTCTCTATGAGGATATTGTGTTCCGTAAAAAGACAATCTATTGTAAATGTTTTTTATTTCTAAAGTTTTATCGTGTGCATTAGTATTTTTTTGTTTTTCTTGCAGATACCTCTCCCTATCAACTTGTTTACCTTTATAAAGATCATCTCTAAAACTCCAATCACATTCATAATTTGGATCTATAGTATGAAAAAAGGATGTTCCTGCATCTGGATTAGAATTAGGATTTAAGTATATTACTCCAGCAGCAATACTATCATCAGAATCTTTGTGAATCCATCCTTCATTCATTAAAGAATTTTTATCCTGTTCATAAGGATAAATTTTTTGAAAGTGAGAGTCTACAACCCACTCAACCCTTTCTGTTTGAAATTGATAAAATAATGAGAACAACTTTGAACAAAAAGATGCAAAGAAGTTCTCATTAATTAGATGTAATAGTTTTGTTCTTTCTCCAGGAAAATTTCCAGTTTCTTTTCCAAATGTTTGAGAAAGAGCAAACTCTCTTACTTCATCTGGATTGGAATAAAAATTATCCACACATGTTATAGGAAAGTGCATTATAAGTTCAATTCCATTTTAGCTACGAGATATTCTTTGACAATACCAGATCTTACAATATCATTAATACCAAATTCAATAGTATCAAATGATGGCATAACATTCAAAATTTTCATAAAATCAACAATTCCATTTTTTTCATTTTGTTTTACCAAATCAGTTTGTGTTGCATCTCCACAGAACATAATTTTTGAGTTTTCACCAACTCTAGTAACAATGGAGTCAAGTTCATGAAAATTAAGATTTTGGAATTCATCAACAATAATAATACAATTATCTAATGTTGTTCCACGAATGAATGAGGTACTCCAAAAACTAATAGTTTCTTGTGTTTTCAAATTTCCATAAAGCATTTCAAAGTCAGCATCACTAGGCATTTGAAACATATATTTAACCATATTTTTATATGGTATTTGATACAATGAAGACTTATCTTCATGATCTCCTGGTAAGAATCCAATTTCTCTTGTTGAAACTAAAGAACGAACAAGATAAATTTTTTCATATGGAGTTCTATCATCTAAAACATCTGCCAATGCATTATAAAGGGTAATAAAAGTTTTACCTGTTCCTGATGCACCATAAGCAACAAGATGTTTCCCTTCAGCGTAAGATTCAAATAATTTTTTCTGATTTTCTGTTAATGGTTCGATATCTATAAGAAGGTCTGAATTAATCGGTTTTTTTCTTCTCATTTGCTTTGCAGTGAGTCCAACACCAATTGGTTGTTCAGAATTCGTTCTTCTTTTTCTTGCCATAGGTTTAAATTTTCTTTACTTGTGATTTGGGTGCTTTAGATGCTTTTTCTAGTACTTCATTCCATCCTGGTTTAGATTTAATGAGTTTATCCTTCCACTCACCAATCTCTGCAGCAGAGGGGCAAGTAGAGGGGTCTGACCAATCTCTATCCCATTCAGGATTATTTTCTTTCCACTGATCCCATTCATGAACACTCAGTTTCACC